GAATACGGCTTCGACCTGCACAACGCGCTTCGCCTCGAGAAGAAGGAGGACATGAAGAAGCGCGGCCTGTCCTCGCCCGACAATGCCGACGGGCTGGCGCTGACCTTCGCCTATCCGGTGGCGGACCTGCCGGAGGACACACGGTTCGAGGCGGGCGACCGAACGGCCGCGACCGGCGCGGTCACCATCGAGTCCGACTACGATCCGCACGCGGATCTGTAGAGGAGAATTCGCGGCCAATGGCCAGGCGGCTTCATGGAAGAGCGCCACTGGATGGCGCCCCGCCTTGTCCTTGGCCGGTGGGAAACGCTGGACTCACAGTCACTGCATTGTCATGTTCCAGCCAGCCGCCCGCAGAGGCGATCGGGAGGCATCCTGGGCGACCGCTCGATCGGCCGGCACGATGTCTGGAGGCCCGCCGTTCTCCTCATCCCCGAGGGAACGGCGGGCCTTTTCAGATTTCGATGTCCGCGCGCCCGGCCGCCGACGTGCTCGCGCCGCACGCACCATTTTTACCGGCGACCCGGAACAGCGATCGTCTGCTCGAAGCGGTGGGACTGCTGGAGGCCGTGATCTCGGGCGAGCGGGCCGCTGTCGGCCACCGAGAGGAAGCCTGCCGAACGGGCGCTGTAGCAGGCGAATGCGTGCGCAAGTGGGCTTCGCACTATTCCATTTCTCTCAGCAATGGCCGGCCAGGCCACGACTGCCAAAGCTTCGGCAGCAAAGAATCTGCCGAGCTCGGGTAAGCCGACGAACTGCAAGAAGGTGCACTCGCTCGCGCCGTCCATCGCCGGAAAACCTTTGGCAGTGGGCGAGTGCTGCTGAAGTGTCCGAGCCCGACACCGCGCTAGCCGCGATCAGAGCAAGCGTCTTGCAAATGATTGCCCATTGATTTCGAGAAGAGGGCCGGTCGCTGCTTTTCCCGCTTGCATCTTCAAAATCCGGTTCATCAGTAACTCAGGGGCTCGCTTCTCACAGGAGAAACGCCCTTGGGTATTTTTGGTGGCGGCCAGGCCGCTTATCCTCCGATGTCGCCGCCGGCTCTGCCGCCGGCACCCGATCCCGTCCCGTCGATGGTCGATCCGTCGGTGCGCGAGGCGCGGGATGCGCAGAAGAAGCGCGCCGCCGCCATGGCGGGCTACGCCTCGACGATCGCGACCGGCGGGCTCGGGCTCACCGAGAGCGCCTCCACCACCGCCTCCCGCGGCAAGACGATTCTGGGGGCCTGAGCGATGGCGCACGATCCCTCGCTCCGCCGCCACATCGATGCCCGCCTCGGTGTCCTGAAGCGCCAGCGCCAGTCGTGGGAGCCGGACTGGCGCGACCTGTCGCGCCTCGTCAATCCGCGGCGCGGGCAGTTCTTCTCCTCGCCCAACCAGGGCGGCCGCGGCGTGCAGGCCAATGGCGCCATCCTCGATCCCACGGCGAGGTTTGCGCTCCGCACGCTGGTCGCAGGGATGATGTCGGGCGTCACCTCGCCGGCCAGGCCATGGTTTCGGCTCTCCATTCCCGACCGCCGCGTGGCGTCGCTGGCGCCGGTCAAGGTGTGGCTCGACGAGTGCGCCGAACGCATGCGCATGGTGTTCAACGCCGGCAACCTCTATTCGGCGCTGCCGGTGATGTACGAGGAGCTGGCCCAGTTCGGCACCGGCTGCGCGATCGTCGAGTTCGACCGCGAGGACGTGATCCGTCTCTACCCGCTGTCGACCGGGGAATACTGGCTGGGCCTCGACTGGCGCGGCCGCGTCGACACTCTGGCGCGGCGCTTCATGTATTCCTATCGCCAGATCGAGGCGCGCTGGCCCGACCATGGCATTGGCGAAATCTCCGAACGTGCGCGCAGCGCCGATGCCGATACCGAGATCGCCCTCCTGCACATGATCGAGCCTAACACGGGCTACGAGAAGGGCCGGCTCGACCGGGCGGGCAAGAAGTTTCGTTCGGTCTACTGGCGCGAGGGCGGCGGCCAGGCCGAGGGTGAATTCATCCACTGCGGTGGCTATTCGCAGTTCCCGGCGCTGACGCCGCGCTGGTCGCCGATCGGCAACGACGCCTATTCCACGGGGCCCGGCCACGACGCGCTGCCCGACGTGAAGTCGCTGCAGATCCTGAAGAAGCGCGAGCACAACGCCGTCGACAAGCATGTAAACCCGCCGATGGGCGCGCATGTCAGCCTGCGCGGCTCGGCCTCGTCGGTGCTGCCCGGCGCCATCAACTTCTTCACCACCCAGGAGCGGGGAGCGGGGATGTGGCCGCTCTACCAGACGGCTCCCGGCGCGATCGACGCGGTCGAGCGCCTCGTGGCGCGCACCCAGGGCTTCATCAAGTCGGCCTTCTTCGCCGACCTCTTCCTGATGATCTCCGACATGGACGGCGTGCAGCCGCGCAGCCAGCTCGAGATCAGCGCCCGCCGCGAGGAGAAGATGCAGATGCTGGGGCCGGTGCTCGAGAACCTGCACGACGACCTGCTGCAGCCGCTGGTCCAGCGCACCTTCGCCATCATGACCGAGCACGGGCTTTTCCCCGAGCTGCCGCCCGAGCTTCACGGCTATCCGCTCGACGTCGAGCTGATCTCGATCCTGGCGCAGGCGCAGAAGGCGGCCGACCTCGGCTCGGTCGAGCGGCTGTGGGCCTTCGCCGGCAGCATCGCGACGACGCGGCCCGAGGTGCTCGACAAGCTGAACGCCGACGAGAGCATCGACGTCTATGCCGACAAGCTCGGTGCCCCTGCCGCCATCACCGTGGCCGACGACGTGGTGGCCCGGGTCCGCACCGAGCGCGCCCAGCGGGCCGACGCCGCGCAGGCCCTGCAGGTGGCCGGCGCCATCGCCGCGGGCGCCAAGACCTTGAGCGAGACCGAGGTCGGCGGCGGCCGCAACGCCCTTCAATCCGTACTGGGAGTCTGAGAGATGCACGATCCGAACGATGCCAGGCAGGTCCGCCAGGCCGAACGACTCGAGAAGCAGGCGCAGGAGCGCGTCGCCGATGACCTCTGCGCGGTGATGGCGACCGAGCACGGCCGGCGCTTCATGAACGGGCTCCTGGGCCTCTGCGACATCAGGAGCGACGGCTACGTGCCCGGCGGCCCCGAGGCGCAGAGGCAGCAGGATTACAGGGCTGGCCGCCGCAGCATCGGCATCGAGCTGCTGGGTGAGCTCGAACGGCACGCCCCGGAAATGACAGAGCTGATGAGTGTGGAAGCCCGCTTCAACGAGATCCGAACCGAATTGGCGGCCTGGGCCGCGGAGGAGCAGACCGATGTCTGATACGATCGACACGACGACGACAGAGGTGGAGCAGGGCGCGGCGTCCGAAGTCGCCCGGACTCCGGAGGGCGAGGTCGCGGCCTCGCAGGCCCGGGCGGAGTCAGGCGACGAAACCGCGCTTTCGGAAGCCGCCGCTGCGGAAGCCGCCACGGACTATTCGGGCCTCACGCTGCCCGAGGGCTACCGTGCCGACGATCCGGTGTTCGCCGACGTCGTGAAGCTGTTCGACGCCGAGAAGATCGCGCCCGAGACGGCGCAGCGGCTGATCGACTTCACCATCGAGCGCGACAGGGAGATCGCGCGGGCGGTCAACGAGCACTCCGTGGCCACGTGGACGAAGCAGACGAGCGAATGGCGGTCGACCTCGGAGAAGGAGTTCTCGCCCGAGGCGCTGGGCGAGGCCCGGGCGGCGCTCTCGCGGGTCTTCGACCGGCAGACCATCACCTATCTCGAGGGGCTGGGCTTCACCAACCACCCGGGCCTGATCCGCGGGATGGTGAAGGTGGCCCGCACGATCAAGGACGACTCGTTCGTGGGCGGCAATGCCGGCCGCGGCAACGGCGCGATGGACCCCAAGTCCCTCTATCCCAACTCCCAGCACAACTAGGAACCAAGCTCCATGGCAACGCTTTCCGTGACCAATCCGACCCTGGCCGACTGGTCCAAGGTCATCGACCCCAACGGCAGCATCGCGCAGGTCATCGGCCTGCTGTCGCAGATGAACGAGATCACCGACGACATGGTGTGGAACGAAGGCAACCTGCCGACCGGCCATCGCACCAGCGTGCAGACCTCGCTGCCGACCGGCACGTGGCGCCGCTTCAACGAAGGCATCGTGCCGACCAAGAGCACGAGCACGCAGATCACCGACTCGTGCGGCATGCTCGAGACCTATTCGGAGATCGACAAGGCGCTGGCCGACCTCAACGGCAACACCGCGGCCTACCGGCTGAGCGAGGACCGCGCCTTCCTCGAGGGCCTGACGCAGCAGCTCGCGGGCGTGCTGTTCTACGGCAACACCGCGACCAATCCCGAGCGCTTCATGGGATTCGCGCCGCGCTACAACACGACTTCGACGGCGACGTCGCAGACCGCCAACAACTTCATCTCGGGCGGCGGCGCGGGCTCCGACAACACGTCGATGTGGTTGGTCGGCTGGGGCGACCTCACTGTGCACGGCATCTTCCCCAAGGGCAGCAAGGCCGGGCTGTCGATGAAGGATCTCGGCGAGCAGACGCTGCTCGACGCCGCCGGCAACCGATATCAGGGCTATCGCACGCACTACAAGTGGGATGCGGGCCTCACCGTGCGCGACTGGCGCTATGTCGTGCGCATCGGCAACATCGACGTGTCGGATCTGGCGGGCGCCACGCCGGCCGACCTGGTCAAGCTGATGATGCGGGCGATGAACAAGATCCCCAACATCAAGATGTGCCGGCCCGCCTGGTACATGAACCGCACCACGAAGCAGTGGCTGGACATCCAGCGCAACCTCGGCGCCGCGGTCTCGAACACCACCAACAACACCAACATCCGCCGCACGCTCGACGAGAGCGATGGCCGCCTCTTCGACTCGTTCGGCGGCATCCCGATCCGCAAGTGCGACCAGATCACGCTGGCCGAAGCGACCGTGTCTTAGGCCGCGTCCAGGAAAGGAAGGAACCCCCACCATGATGTACGACAAGCTCAACACCTTCGGCACCGATCAGGCGGTCACCACGACCGCCGCGTCGACCGACATCGTCGATCTCGGCGCGGCCCGCGACATGGGCAACGGCGAGCCTCTGGAACTGGTGATCCTCGTCACCGAGACGGTCACCGCCGCGGGCGCCGCGACGGTCACTTTCACGCTGGAGACCGACGACAATGCCGGCTTCTCCTCGACCTTCGTGCTCGCCAGCGCGGGCGCGATGGCCAAGGCCGTGCTGACCGCCGGCACGGAAGTGCTGCGCGTGAAGGTGCCGCTCGATGCCGAGCGCTACCTGCGCACCAACTACACGGTGGCCACCGGTCCGCTGACGGCCGGCAAGTTCACCGCGTTCCTCGCCCACGACCGCCAGGCCAGCAGGGCCTACGCGTCCGGCTTCACCGTCTGAGCGGAGACAACGTCATGGCCCAGAAAAACGACAAGCACGACAGGAGCGAGAAGTCCGCGGAGTACGTCGTGGTCGACAATCCCTTCTACGACGGCGTTCAGCTCCACCCGATAGGCGCGCGCATCCTGTGGTCGGGACCGCCGGGCCTCTCGCTCGCCCCAGTCGACGCGCCGCGCCGCCGCAGCGCCGTCGACGCGCCGATCTTCGGCGATCCGCTGGCCGGCCGCGGCGATGGCGCGCCCGTCAAGGCCGCCCGGCCCGGCGACCAGGTCGTCCTGGTGCAGTGATCGTCGAATCGTAGCCGCAGATGGGGGCCGGTCATCGGGCCGGCCCCGCTATCGCGAGGAGAAGTTTCCATGGGTCAAGACATCGCCTGCCAGTCGGCCGCCCGGTGCAGCGCCATCCCTGTCGCGGAGGCAAGTCCGCTGCCGGTGGGCGCATGAGCAACAGTGAACACCGCAATGGCAACGGCGCCGATGGCAAGACCGGCCTCGGCGTGCAGGCCTATCGCTGGCTGGTGGCGGGCGGCATGACGCTGCTCATCCTGCTCTCGCAACGCACCCTCGCGACGCTCGACGACACGGTGACGGCCGTCCGCAATCTGCAGGCCCAGGTCGCCGCCATGCAGGGCACGACCGAGAGCCGCTTCAACGCCCATGCCCAGCGCCTCGACACGATGGACCGCCG